TAAATAGTTCCGGTCCACTCTCTCCAACCAGATATGGCATACCAGCATAAGCAGATCCGCCTTGCTGACGGCGTAGCAAACCGAATGGGTCGCCAACGCTATCACTACTCGGTCCAGGCAACTTACGCTCGCGCTTGGCCGCTTCTTCGTCTAAAAATTTTTGCCGGCTTTGCTCCTGCGAGTGAAACTCCTGCCCTGTAGGTCTACTGAAGAAGCCACCAAACCAATTGCTACCGGGCTTGTTCTGTCTATTAATACGGTCTTCAATGCGTTTTCTGCCCTCATTCGAAACAGTAAAAAAATTCTGCATAGCCGCCATTACTTCATCAGCATCGTGCTTCAATACCTTAAGATTATCTGACACACGCGAAAAAATAGGTGCCATTCCAGTAGTGAATGTTGACTCAATACGTCTTTCCCAATCCTCATATCCTTCAGATACATCTTCAACAAATTCAGCCCAATTGCGCCACATCTTCTGGTTCTCTAGAACCTGACGTGGATCTGGTCTCCAAGCGTCCTTCGAGCGCCGCATCTTGCGCTCGGCATCATCTAGCACAGCCATTGACTCGCCGAACGCCCTGGCAATTTGACGACGCGTAATCTCTGGTTGATTACCGTAGAATTCAAGAAACATCTTCATACGTTGCTGGAATGGCAAACCTGCCTCTTCTGCCTTTTGCAGGTCCATAGCCACCTTCTCAGCAACAGGACCGTAGCCTTGCAATATGCGATAAAAATCAGAATACACTCCGCGCCCAATATCGTGAAAACGCTCTGCCCAACTTGTAATTCTAGCCATTGAAGCATCAGCATCTAATCCAGCAGACTCAAATGCCCGCTTCACATCAATAAAGCTACCGCCAATATCAAACTTTAACCGTCGTGAGGCTTCTGATGCTCCAGCCATCCGATTGCCTAACGTAACAAATCCAACAGTCAACGATCCAATGCCACCAGCAATTCCTATTACGCTACCGCTCAATGTACTGAACGTTCGCACTGTTACATTAGCAACATTGGTAAGCTCCCGCATAGACTCACCAACTCGCTTGATTGGCTCTGGCATCTTGGCAAATAATTCATGCATCTCCTTAAGCGGCTTAGTGAATTGTTTGAGCTGCTTATCGAGAGCGCCAAAGGCCTTCTCAATTTCCTGATTGGTTTTGCCCACTCCTTCCTGCAGCTCGCGCTGCTGTCTTACTATCTCTTGATGGCTATCAGCGCTGGTCTGCTGAGTATCAGATACAGAACGCTTCATTTCATCTAGCTGCCGCACAATTGTGCGCAGCCCGTCCGACATCTCATCAGTTAGTGTTAGTGTTAGATTGGCGCGCTCGTCAGCCATTATTCTTCAAACGTCTCATTCGATTTTTCACTACCGTAATTACCTGTGGTATTCATAGGCGGTGTCTTGTCCTGTCGTGTCGGTTTAATGCCGTTATCCGCCTTTCCAGCTCCACCGCCATCAGCTCTTTTACTAAAATTCACCCGCACCTCAGCATCGCCAACTGTTTTGCTGTGAGTTGCGGCAATAGTCTTATCAATGGCAGATCTATCTGTAGTCTCTTGACCTTGGCCCTTGCCACCAGCCCGCTTATCCTGTCTTGGTGAAAAACCGCCAAGCGGAAAGTCAGCAGGCTTGGCGCCAACTTGACCGCGCTGCCTGAATGTTCGTAACGCGGCAGAGCCGCCTGTGGCTGGCGCTGTTGCAGATGGCGCTGCAGGCGCTGCTGTATGCGGCTCGCTTGGCGAAGGCTGACCACCAGGGGTAGCCTTAACATTCATCTTAGGCGGACCAAACAGCCTCTTATCCCTTCTGGCCATTTGAATATGGCCAACATCCCCGCCATGACGGCCGCCCATTATGCCTTCAAGACCAAATTCTCCAGCGTGTTGATAGATCCAATCAAGGCGCTTCTCATCAGCAGAACCTGCGCGTGCATCCCTGTGAGCAACATCAACTGCTTCACCAACCTCGTGACGCGAATGGCCAGGACGCGCTACCGCCCCACGGCCATGCAAACGGTTCCAAAGCTGTTGCTGATATTCACGCGAACGTCCCGCCTCGTTAAGAGTAAATCCCTCACGCAACTCTGGCGGCATCGCAGCATACATAGCCTGTAAGCGAGCGCGCATTTCAGGTTTCATCATACCATATGATTGAAGGTCACTAATATTGCCTTCACGTGATGAGCCAGGAGCAAATCCCGGTTCCAGACCTGCCTGAGGCCCTACAAGTCCTGTTCCTAATGGCGCTGTTGTTCCTGTTCCTGTTCCTGTTCCTGTTCCTGCTGGAGGCGTAATTTGAGTTGTGCCAGCTCCTCTCACTCTAGCTTGCTGTTGCTCGCGATAACGCTGGGCTGGAGTGTGACCGCGCCAGTTCCAATCATTATAGACTTCACCATCGCGCACCTTACGTCCGCCTTGCCAGTGGACGTTGGGATCCACTCCACTACCTTGATCTGTGGCACCTTCGAGAAGATTGCTGCCGCCGAGAGCGACATCAATCGCCCTGTGCAATTTCGCCATACGCTGTGGCTGATTCTTCAGTTTTGCCAACTCTCTTTGCATAACGCCATGCCGCACAGGCCCATAAAAGCTCTTGCCTTTATCAATCTCCGGATGACCATAAATGCCCTTGTGAACGCTAGCATCAACGCCTTGCGACTTGATCAAATTTTCCCGATTCATAAATGACTCAATTACCGCAACAGGGTCGCTCTCGTGCTCTGTAGCAATCACAGCCGCAAGCTGATCTTTCAAGGCAGGATTATTCTTTATCTGCTCGCCTATCCAAGCGCGCTCCGCCTGCAAATACTCGCTACCTCTTAAGCCTGCTGGTATGCCGCCACCGCCACCGCCACCGCCACCGCCACCGCCAGACGGGGCAACTCCGCCAGCAGCTGCGCGCTCCTCTCGCGTTAACGCACGTCCCGATGGCCCGCCTGCTAGGCCTTGCACACCACCGGCCACACCTTGACCCGTACCACCGCCAAAAGCTTCCGGACCAGTTACGGTCGTGCCCCAAGGAGGCATCGCCCTGCCTCCAGGACCTGGCGGAGGCGCAGGAGGCCAAGCCGGTTGGCCTCCGCCTCCAGGTCCACCGCCTCCAGGTCCACCGCCTCCAGGTCCACCGCCTCCAGGCCCACCGCCTCCAGGCCCGCCGCCTCCAGGGCCACCGCCTCCAGGTCCACCGCCTCCACCGCCGCCTCCACCGCCGCCACCTCCGCCTCCAGGTCCACCGCCTCCAGCTCCGCCACCAGTTCCAGGCGCACCACCTTCCATCGCATCGCGCATCCACTGCAGATCATCGCGCATCTGCCGCAGATATTCATTACCTTCCTTTTCGCCTTCATCAATTTCGCGCAAAGACTGTGATGGCCCACCAGCGGCTGACGCCAGAACGTTGCCGGACGTTCTCGGAACAAACAATTCTGGGCCAGCTTCACCAACTAAATGCGGCAAACCAGCTTCTGCGGAACCGCCATGTTGACGCCGCAATGGATCAAACAATGTAGCTCCAGGCTGCGAATGTCGTGGTCTTTTATCACCTGGAAGAGTATGCTGTTCTTCTCGTTTTTTCTCTTCGCGTTCCAGGAATTCTATGCGAGCATTCATACGGTCAAGCATTGCCTGTTGTTCAGGCGAAATATTCTGCGCTGGCGATCCAAATATTTTTTCACCAATACCGCCATATGGCTTCGCCGCATTCAATCGATCTTCAATCGCCTTTTGCTCTTCTGGGGTAACAGTAAAGACCTTCCCAAATACTTCAGATAAAGCCTTTAGATCGTGTTCAATAACTCTGATGTTATCAGCAACGCGTGAAAAGATCGGGGCCATAACGCTATTGAAAAAGTGCTCCGACTTGCGGCTGTAATCGTCAAATGCTTCAGTTACATCCTCTACAAGATCACGCCAATTGCGTAACATTTTTTCATTTTCAGCAACCTGCGCCGGATCTGGCCTCCAGGCTCGTTGCATACGCTCAGCCTTACGTGCCTGCTCATCAATCTGTGATAGAGTGGAACCCATCATTTCAGAAATCTGACGGCGGAAAGTCTCATTCTGCGTCTTATACCAGCGAAGAAATGTGAACCAGCTTTCGCTAGCGTCCTTGCCGGATTTTTCCGCAGCTTGTAACTGTAATGCAAACTTTTCCGCTTCTGGACCAAATTTTTGAAACATCTGATAAAAATCAGAGAATATACCACGGCGCAGATCGTGATAATTATTAGCCCAACTCTTAAACTTTGCTATTGACTGATCAGCAGTCATACCTGCTGCCTCGCCCAAGCGCTTAATGTCTACAATACCGGCTTGAGATGACTCGCCAATATCCACTCGCAACCGGCGCATAGCCTCAGATGTGCTAGCCATGCGATTGCCGAGAGCAACAAATCCAGTCGTCAATGTTGTAAGACCAGCGGCAATAGCAGGGACGCCATAACCAAATGTGTTAAATGACCGCATCATCCCAGTCATCAAAGAAGTCATTTCATTCATTGCCCGGCCGACACGCTGCACCGGCTCTGGCAGACTACGGAATATCTCCTTCATTTCATTAAGTGGACCGCGCAAGTTTTTCAATTGATCCGGCAAGCCGCCGAACGATTGGTCCATAGATCGTTTGGTGCGCGCCAGATTATCGCGCAGCTCGTTCTGATTCCTGGCCATCTCTCGATGGCCGGATGAGCTGCTATCTTGCAGATCCTTCATCGAGCGCTTCATGCCTTCTAACAACTGCGCAATATTGCGCAGCCCGTCCGACATTTCGTCGGTCAGGGTTATTGTTAGATTTGCATGTTCTTCAGCCATCAGTCTTGGCCCGCAGCCTCGATGTTAGCGCGTTCAATAAGCCGGTCAGTCCACATAACGTGACGTTCCAGCTCGCTGAGCTTCTTATTCAAGAAGATGCAAGGATCAACCCCATAATACTTGCCCAACCTGTAGCAATCTAGAATGCGTTCAGTTATAGATACAGATCGGGCATGAAAAAATTTGCTAGCTTCCAAGCCCCATTATTCCAATCCTTTGGATGCATAGATCTGATTGTAGAAGGCGGCACAGCAGCGAGATGCGCCATCATCATTGTCATGGTCTGTGCTTCAAAATGCATCTTTGGATTGTTCTCATAGAGCGCTACAGTAATTGGATTGCCGATGCGCTCAATATCGCCAGCCGTCGGCTCACGAAAAATAAGCTCCGATATACTCTCACCATTAGCAATGACTTGCTTACGCAATGTCAGCTTGCCATTCCAAGCTTGTGGTCCAACGTCCTCACCGTTGATCTTTGTATCTTCTTTTTCATCTGCCATACAACACTTCCTTCTTTTTCATCCATTACCAGCTACAGCAACGTGATAAAGCATATGATCTCTGATAAAATTGTTCAGCTCATCATCGATCTGATTCATGAAAGCAGCGCCATCACCATCACGATGAGAGGCTGCTATCATATTAGCAAACATATGATGCGCACCAGCAAAGAATGCCATACGCATCTCGTAAAGTTGTTGCTTGGATGTGACTGGATCCATCGTTGCCGACCAACCCAGCCAACCAGCCTCGACTAAACGGCTCTGAGCCAGAGCTTGCTGTTGCTGCGGCGACATCATCACGGATTGATCTCTTCGCAGCTGGTACCTTCAAAGCGCACACGAAATTGACCTTCACGTGTGTTCAACTCGAAAGCCGCTCGCGACCAAGCCTCCTTCAAGACATAGTTCTTGCCATTGGCCAACTCCGCTGTAACAACAGCATTGATGATGTTGCCAACATCCTCCACTGACAGCTCTGGCACAGTCGATACGTCGCCCTCAATATAGGGCACACGCGGCAATTCGCTGAAGCCATGCACGTAATCCTGGCCTGCGATGCCGGCACGCTCTATTGGTGATGGCGACACGGTAAAGTTTCCTCGCAATGGATAGAGGTCACCATCCACCTTGAGAAAAGCAATGCCGGCTATTCTCTGACCCATAGTAGCATCCTCCTGTTACAACAACACGGCGAAGCGACGTATTTGAGATTTAGGCTGTACCGATAATGGCAGTGTCAATGCCACGGTCGTATTGCAACCGGAACTGCGCCAGCACCGCGAAAATACGCAGCTGATTGATGAGGTCTGGCGGATAGAGCACATTCATTCTGTTTGGATCATTGGGATCACGCTCCACAATCAAATGATCCTTAAACGCCTGAATGTTCTCCACCAACCCATTCCACATATCGATGGAGTACTGCGCTATCAGCTCCGCCTTCATGATCTTTGGCGTCACAATAGCCTGGCCAGGCCCAAACAGCGTACCGTCATCGGCCAGCTTATGGCGCGGATACTTTGTGGTGATGGCGTAACGCTGATTGCGAATGATCTTGGCCAGCGTAGACAACGTTGTCACCAGCTCGAAAGCATCATCACCAATGCCGTAATAGTTGAGCTGATAGGTGGTGGTTTCACGGGCAATCGCCGGAGTGTTACCAGACCAGGTACGCTGTGTGGCTACACCAGACATCGACATCGTCTGCAGCTCCAGCAGGTTCCAGCGCTCGTGGAACGGTGCCGGCAGGATCTTATCCATCAACAACGTCTGCAAAGGGCGAGCCGGATCATTGATCAATGCTCTCGCGGCCTTGGCAGTATAGGCCGCAACCCACTCATAAGTCGGCGACGGCGCAGTCGGCTCAATTCCAAGCACCGATGTAGTACGGCCGTTGCGTGTGAGACCCCAAGTCACAATGTCACTATAGGAACCGCGCCTGGCACCGAAGATATGACCAAAGAGCTGACGCATCCAGCCCCAACGGCCATCGTCGCCAAAGCCGTACTCAAACTCCCAATCGAGCAAAGTGCTGCTATCACTGTACGGCAACGCGACGAACTCAAACTCTGTCTCGCCCATATTGATGATAGCATTGGTAAAATCAGGAACGCCAACACCACCAGTAAGAGTGAAGGCAGAGTAAGTAAGTACCATGCCGACTGGAAGCTCTTCACCGCCAATCTTGCCATAGTAGCTATCCCGCATGGTGATTTCATTGCCGTTGACACCGAACCATTTGCAGGTAAGCGAAACGATTGCAGCGGAAGCCGTCGCCGTCACAGGCAGGCTCGGCATACCATTAATGGCGGCGGCTATTGCTGCCGACACCTCATTAGTTGTCGCAGTGGCGTGAATGTTAACGCGAACATTCGTGCCAGCAATGTAAAGCGCAATGGTGCCTGCATCGCTTTGCGGATTGGTGATGGTGATGGTACCTTTCGCGGCCGTGCCATTATTGGGCTCCGCCATAGGCAACGCCCATACCTCGTTGGCAAAGTTATTATTGAAGTAGGCTTTGAACATACAAGCCAACTCGCTACCCTGACCAAACAAATGATCAGCATCCATTTGCCGGCCAATCAGGATTGGAACATCCGGAATGCCAACACCATTCTTAGTCTCATCCACTTGCTCAGTCATCATGACACCCACGACGAGCGAGCGCATGTGTGAGACAGGAAGTCCCGCCATAGAGCCATCCACTTCAACCCAGTAGAGTGGCTGCCGCCAATTAGCGGGAATGTTGTTAAAGCTGATGGGCATCTATGCCTCCTTCTGTTGCAGACACGCTATGTGACGTGCTGCTGGGCCACGATAGACAACACACGTCATCGTCACGATGACGGTGGCTTGGGCTCAGGCTTGGACTCAGGCTGCTTAGGCTCAGATTTTGGTTTGACAGCGGCGCTAGCGGCGCTCTTCGGTGGCGGCTCTTCTTCCCTCTTCTTCCTGGGCTCTACCAGAGTGATATCGCCATCCCGCAACCTACGGGCAGTGAATTGATCATCAGGCCAAGTCGCAATACCATCATCGCCAAAACGGAACATACCTCTCGGATGATAGATGTGTTTTGCGATCAGCTCATCCCTTGCACGAACCTTCACTGAACGTGAAGCTTTTTCTCTTTCTGCTGCTCCAATCGTGCGCAGACCCGGACGCGCGTCCGATACCGCTCGCCTACTAGGC